CTGCTATTATGTGTTGGGCTTGGAAATGTAATGGTGGAACAACAGCATCCAATTCAACTGGAGATATTACTTCAACAGTTCAAGCTAATACTGCCGCTGGATTCAGCATTGTAAAATATACTGGTAATGGAAGTGCCACTCAAACCATAGGGCATGGGTTAAATTCGGCTCCAGAGTGGATGCTTGTAAAACGATTAAATAGTAATAATAGTTGGGTTTGGAAAAATGATGTTCAATTAGGTGCAGCAAGAGGTATGTATTTAAACGAGGCGGGATGTGAGGTTACAGATTCTACTTTTTGGCAATCTGCAAGCCCAACATCATCTGTATTTACAGTAGGAACAAATGATAAAACAAATGGAAGTGGTGATTCATATATTGCATATTGTTGGCATAGTGTTGCAGGATTTTCAAATTCAACAACAGGGTCACAATATACAGGAACAGGTAATTCAGATGGACCGACAATTAATTTAGGGTTTGAGCCAAGTATAATTATTATAAAATCTAAAGATTGTGGAACAGGGCAAGCTCAAAATTGGTTAATATATACTCAAGACACTAACGAATATTTATCTATTGATAATACAAATCAAGCAGCGTCAAGTAGTGGAACATATAAAATTGATTTTCTTTCAAATGGTTTTAAGGTTTCAGGTAGTGGTAGTGGAATTAATTCAAGTGGAAGAAGTTATAATTATTATTGTTGGGCAAAAAACCCTGACGAAGAAGCACCAGCACTTGCAAATAGTTTTAATGTAGAAATTTACAATGGTACTCAATCTAATGAACAGAGTATAACCGGTTTTGGTTTTGACCCTAATTTTATTTGGTTAAAAAATAGAGACGCATCAGATCATTGGTCTGTTTTTGATACAATAAGAGGTCCCCTTGCGTTGCTTCAAGTTAATGACTCTGGAGCTGAACAAGCTTTTGGCGCAGGAGCTTTTGATTTTGTTACAGATGGGTTTTCTGTTGCTAATACAGGTCAGGCAAATGCAACTGGTGATGACCTTGTTTCTTATGCCTGGAAAGCTGATGACAAT